CGTCCGTGGCGGACTGTGCCGCACTGTCGGCGGTGGCTTTCGCCTGCGTGGCCACACTCGACGCATTCGAGGCGGTGGCCTTGGCGTTGGCCGCGTCGGTCTTCGCGGTGGAAGCGTCCGATTTGGCGGCATTGGCCGAAGCATTGGCCGTGTTCGCCAGTGTCTCGGCATTGCCAGCGGTCTTCTTCGCGCTTTCGGCTGCGGTCTGAGCGGCGTCGGCGGCGCTCTTCGCCTGACCTGCGGTCGCGGTGGCACTCTTCGCGGCAGCGGTAGCAGCATTGGCGGTATCCTGCGCGGTCTTCGCCGCACCATTGGCCGTGTCAGCCGTGCCCTGCGCGTTTTTCGCTGCGGCAGCGGCATTCTCGGCAGCTTTGCGGGCATCCGTGGTCTTAGCGGCATTGTCCGCGATATCCGACTTCGCCTTGGAAATTTCGTCCGCGTTCTTCTCGACATCGGCATAGCCAAGATGGTTCCACGCGGAGCCATCCCAGACAAGCGTATCGATAACGCGGTCGGAGAGCGGCACCAAGACGCTTGGAGAAGCGTTCGGTGCGCCGGTCCAGTACGTGTAGAAGTCGGCAAGCATGGACGGCGAATTGTTCTTCTCGCCCTTCCAGCGCGTCCAATACGCCTGCGTCTTGAGCCACAGGTCGCCGACGATGAGATTGTCCTTCGGCTCGTCGGGACCACGGAAAGTATGGTTCTTCGAATGGGCTTCGGCATACGCCTGCGCCGCCGACTCCTTCGCCTTCGAAATCTCACCGTTCGCCGTGGTCAGGTCGCTCTTGGTCTGCGCAATATCCTTCCGAGCCTGAGACAGGTCGGTCTGCGCCTGAGCGAGCGACTTGGACGCCGCGTCGAGATTCGACTTGTTGGCTTGGATGTCCTTCTGGGCCTGCGTCAGCTTCGCCGTATTATCCTTCAACGCCGTCTGATTGTCAGCCAAATCCTTTTGAATCTGCTTGACCTCATCAGGCGAGACGGCGGAAGCCACGGTCACCGAAGCGATGGCCGACCAAGCGGAGCGATTGCCAGCATGGTCCACGGACCGCAACGAATAAGAGTGCTGTGAGCCAGCCGTCAGGCCGGTGATGAGGTAGTCGCCCTGACCGGACTGCGTGGCGGAAATTACCCGCATTCCAGCCGCATTGACACCCTCGCCGACCTCGATGTGGTCGAAGTCGGGTTCCATCGACGCGCCGGTGGAGGTCTTGCCATCCCAGTGGATGGTCACCACGCCCAATTCCGAGGAAAGCACCGGCTTCGACGGCACGGAGCACGGGGTCACGTCGGATTCGACGGTGGCCACGACGATGCTCGACCATTCGCCGAGCTTGTCGGAATACGTTGGCACGGCGCGTACCCTGACCTCGATCTGAGTGCCGCAGTCAAGGTTGCCGAAGCCCAGCTGCGTCTTGTCCGTCGTTCCGGCCGAATGCCACGGCGCACCGTCCACGTGCTTGCGCCACTCGACGGAATAATTGCTGATCTCAATGGCCGTGTCATTGGTCGCTTCGGTCACTGCGGACCACATGGCGGTGGCCAAGCCGTGGGCGAAACCGTCCGAGCCGATGTAGGCGTCGGTCTGCACGACCAGACCCTGCGGAGCCTTCGGCACGCGATGGTCACGGTCGGAAGAGGCGGTCGTGCCGCCCTCGCTACCGGCCAACGCGGCACCACCAGTGATGCCCTTGATTTTCTTCGCCTGACGCACGGAAGCGTCATATTTGATGTCGTTCAAGGCGATTGAAGCGCTTAATCCCTCATTCTGGCGCATGCTCAGGTCGATTTCCTGCACGCGCACCTTCTCGCCGTGAGCCACGGTAGGGGCGGTAATCCAATCGCCCGCATGATAGTCGATGAGCGGCAGATTATCCACATTCGCGGTCACCAGATCGCGCGTGTACTGACCACGCACACGAGCCGCGTCATCCAGCGTGGATTGCATGAATGCCTGGGCGGTGTCCTTGTCGGACACGCCGCCCTGCGACGAATAGGATTCCCACTTGCCCCACGGTGTCGGCGCGGCCGGATTATCCATGCGGAAGAGGAGGTTATTGTCACCCTCGACGAGGACGGTGGACGCGAGGTCAGCGATGGACTCCTCGAAGGGTGCCTCGCTGATGTCACGCGCAAGCTGCAGCACAATACTCTTGCTCAGGTCACGGCTCAATGCGGTGCTGTCCGCATTCCACAGCTTGAGCGTCCTACCGGACGTGCGCCAGTCGCAGCCGCCACCATTGACAAGAGCACTCAGGATGGTCTGCAAATCAGTGCCAAGGCTGTAATACAAGGTGTATTTCCTCGCCCATGCCGCGCCGCCAGCATCCTTCGCGGTGTCGAAGCCGAGCGTCAGGCCGGTGGCCACGCCGCCACGCGCCTTGTTCTCGTCCAGCAAGGTCTTGAGAATCACACCCGGATTGGCTGAATAGAAGGGCCTCTTGCCCTTGTTGTCGCCGTCCGTGAGCAGATGGGTGGAATCATTGTTTTCCGCCTTGCTCAGGAGCCAGCTGATCGACTGGCCGGAATAGGTGACGGTGCGAGTGCGGTCATCGGTCTTGCCGGAGCGTCCGGTGATGACGAATCGCGCATTGTCCGGCTCGCGATAGCCGGTGCCGTCCGACACTTCCACGGCCACTTCGAGGCCGTCCGTAAGCTCGCGGTCGAAAGCCTGAGCGTCGCCGGACAGCAGGGAATATTCGATGCTGATTGCGCCATCGTCATTGTGGAGCATGGACGCGCTGAAGCTCACCGGCTCGGCCAGCACACCGATGCGCTCACCGAATGGACGATATGCCACGAGACGCGCGTGCAAAGTCTTTGCCATGAATCACTCCCAGGATTGCAAAAACCGGCAGGTCACCTTGTCGGCGCTGCCGGTCTGTTTGATTGCGAGGCGATAATCGCCGGACGAAATGTCAGGCCACACTTGCAGTGGCTCCGTGGTCCAGTCGATGCCATTCGACGCATCCACGCCACCAGACCAAGCGTCGGCGTTGGCCGCCGTCCACGCCTTGCGATTGGCTGCATCGACGAAAAGGTAAGGTCGTGAGGCGTCGCGTTTGCCGCCCCACATTAGATTCGTGCCACTCACCGGGTCACTGATCGTGACGGCGGTTGCGGCACCGAAGCGCAATACCAGCGTGCCGATTGGCGCATTGGAAAGCCATCCCTCGGGGATGGTGTCGAAAAGCTGCGAGGCGGAAGCGTTCGGCAATCCAGCCCAACGCGTCCAATAACCCTTGGCACTGGGCTTGGCGACGCCGCCCGACAGGAGCCTGCCGCCGGTAGCGGCCAACGTTGTCTCCTGCCACTGCTCCCCCCGCCAGAAAACATCCGGCAATTGGAAGACGGCGGTGGCCGCGCGGTGGTCATCCCACGGAATCTCGTCACCGTCCGGCTGACATGACGTGCATACCGCACTGGCGGTCATGCGCCGAGCCCAGCCGGATACCGTGTCACGCTCCACGCGAGTCAGCTTGGAAGCCAAACGGCACAAGCGGTAGAAGCGGTGCATCAGAGTATCCGCATCAGGCCCGTCCGTGATGAATTTCAGCGTGATTTCCGGCGCATCGAAAGCCACCGGCCCAGCCGGAAGCATGACGCCGGACCGGCCGTTCACGGTCACGGAATTAATACGAGGGCTAATGCTTGTGAAATGGGTGGTGCCGACTATCAGGCTCGAACGCTCACCAGTCAGCTGCTGACCATTGATGAGATAATCCGTGAGAATCATTGCACCACCTTTTTCACTTGTGTGTCACCATTGCGGCATCGCCGCAGTCTGCAATTTCTGCTGCGTCGAAATCGACGTGGGCGCGATCGCGGGATAATTGAACGTCTGCGTGACATACGTGGCACCGCCACCGCCATTGCTGACATTCGCGCGCCCCGACTTCGACGCATCCACATCGAAACCGCCATTGATCTGCGCATTCATGCCATTGACAGTGCGCTGCACGTCCTTCCAGCCAGCCTTAAGGCTCTTGTCAAAGCCCTGCATGATCGCCTGACCAGCAGGCTTAAGCATCACCTTGTCGTAGCTGAGAGGACCCTTATGTTTGACGATCCAATCGCCGATGCCACTCACAAAGCTCTTAACTTTGCCGAAAGCCGCCCTCAGACCATTGAGCAGACCATTGATGATCGACGCGCCGGCATTCCACAGCCACGTGCCAGCACCAGCGAAGATGCCGATAATCGCACTGCCAATGCCACCCAAAAAGCCGAGCACGCCTTGCACAACACCATGCACAATTTGACTAAAGCCATTCCACGCCTGGCTCCAATTGCCATGAATCAGGCCGGTCACCAGATTGATGACGCCTTGGATGACATTGACGATGCCCTTGACCACCATCGTGATGCCATTGATGATGCCTTGGATGAATGGCAGCATCGCTTGGATAGTCGGCAGCAGTGTCGAGCTGATGAAGCCGACGATCGCGGAAATAATCGTGGACACCAATGGCGCGAGAGCCTGAATCACCGGCACCAGCGCCTGAATCACGCTGGTAATCGCCTGCACCACCGTCGTAACCAAAGGCTGAAGGCCCTGAATCACCGGAGTGATCGCAGCCACCACGTCAGTGATGAGACTGCTGATCTGCGAGATGACCGGCATGAGCGCCTGAATCACCGCAGTAATGGCCGCGACAACCGCCGTGACAACCGGCTGGACGCCTTGGATGGCCGGAGTGATCGCCTGAATGACGGTGGTCACCACGGTCAGAATGCCCTGAATGGCAGGTACCAAAGCACCCACCAAAGTGGAAATGATTGGTGTTAGCAGTGGAATGATCTGGCCGACGAGATTGGTGATGACAGGCATGACAGCTGCCGCCAATTGACTCAAAGCCGTCATGAGCGTCTGAATCGACGGCTGAAGCATTTGGAATGCCTGCTGCAAGCTGACGAAAACATTCTTGAGCATCGTGCCGAATTCGCTGCGCAATTGCGGGCTCGTGGCGATAAGGCCGGCCAGAGCGCCAATCACCAGCGTGATAGGCCCGCCAAGACCAGACAGGACGCCACCGAACTTCGACAGCAATCCGCCAATCACCGGCACGCCACTCAAGCCGCTCAACGCGCCACCAAGACCAGCCACACCCAGCAAGCCGGTCACGGCTGCGATAGGGCCGGACAATCCAGACAATTGGCCCATGAAGCCGCTGAAATTGATTTTGCTGATCTTGTCGGCGATACCACCGAACACTTTTTCAAGTGGCGGGCCGATCTTCTCGGCCAGTGCGGCCACCTTGTCGAAGAAAGCTGTGATGAGTGGTTCGACAGCCTGCACCATCTTGATGACCGCACCACCGACACCACCGAAAGCCGCAATCAGATCATTGCCGACCGAAGTCTTCAAACCGGCAATCTCATGCTGCAAGATCGTCATCTTGCCCTGCGGAGTCTCCGCAAGAGCCTTGTTGATGCCGCCGAAATTCGCCTCCAACACTTGGGCGGCCATAGCGGCCTTCTCCTGTGCCGTGCCCTCCTGCAAGGTCTTTTTCTGGGCGTCGGTCATCGTCACGCCATATTTGCTCAATGCGGTAGCCGAGCCGGTCATGACCTTGCCGAGCAGGTTAGCGATCTGCACGCCATCCTGAGCGGTTGCGTTATAACCCTTGTTATTGGCGATCATGTCGGCCAATGCTGGCGTCAAAGTCTTGACCTGATCCGCCGTCAGCGCGAAAGTGCCGAGCTGTGCCTGAGCGGCCTTCAAGGTGCCACCGGATATGACGCCGGTCTGGCCAAGCGTCTTATTCAGGCTGAGCAGGGACTTCTGCTCTTCCTCGGTCCAATTGTTGTTTTTGGCGACCTGCTGGAATTTAGCAGTGACCTCACCGGCCTTGAGGGCCGCATCCACGGCCTGCTTGCCGAAATTCGCCAGATATCCGCCAGCGGCGGCAGCGGCGCCGGACACGACGGTGGCCATGCCCTTAGCCGCCTTGCCGATACCGGACACCGCCTTCGACGCGGACCCGGAAGCCTTGCTCAAACCCGAATGCAACGCATTACCGGCCTTCGCGGCCGCATTACGCGCACCCTCCGGCAAAGCATTCCAAGCAGCCGAAAACTTGCTTTTGATGTTGGACGTGACCTCGCCAGCCGTCGAACTGATCTTCTGCACCGCCGCGTTCACGCCTGGAATCTTGCCGACGATCTGCTGGGCCGTTGAGGTGAAGCCGGAAGCCATACGGCTGAACGCATTCTTGGACTTGTCGGATTCGGCCGCCAATTGCGTTTCGAGGTCCTTGAGCCGTCCTTGCGCCGTCTTGAGGTTGTCGGACGCCGCCTTGAGATTGTCAGCCGCCGTCTTCTGTTTGATTTGAGCTTGTTCGAGTTTGATGGCCGCAGCCTGAGCCTGCGTGCTGTCCGCGCCATATTTCTGTGTGGCCGCGTTCAGCTTTTCCTGAGCGGCCTGCACCTGCACGCCAGCCGCCTTGAATTTCAGCAAGGCGTCCGTATTCTTTTGCGAGGCTTGCGCCACGTCCTTTTTAAAGGACTTCAGGGCTTCGGAATTCAGCTCGGCCGCACCACTGTTGAAACCGCTTTTGAAGGCGCTGCCGATCTGCTTGCCCTGCTGCGCGCCATTGAAGCCCTTCGTGAAGGAGTTTTTCATGTCGGAGACGGCCTTGCCGGTCTCCTTGGCCACATTCTGGCGGAAGCCCTTCATCTGCGGGAAAATGCTCACATGCGCGGATCCAAGCTCGCTACCGCCAGCCATGACAGCCTCCTCTATTCACTTTTTTTGAAGCCGAAGATGCTGCTCATCGACTCCAACGCCTCACGACGTTCCTCATCGGTCACTTCGACGTGCTTCTTCCCAGCCTTTTCCGGCGCGAGGTCGCCAAGAATCGACGTGCCGCCAGCCTGAATCGCGGTGATGATTGCCGTCGCATCCATCGGCAGCACCATATGCACCGCAGTCATGCCGGTGTAAGTGTTCGGGTCGGCCGAAAGGTTCTCCCACAATGCGATCGCGTCGCAGTAGCGGAGTCTGCCGCCCAAATCGGCCTGCAGACTCCACCCGCGAGCCGCGAAATCGGCCCTTATTCGACTGCCGTCTTCTCCTTGGAGGAGCTGGCAGAAGCCGACGATTTTCCCAATTCCACGCCCTGAATCTTCGCAAGCAGCTCGCCGTAATCGTTGAGGATGTTGAATGGGACCATTGTCGGCTCCTTCGCCAGCTCCTTGGCCGCATCCTCGCCAGCGAAAGCCGCGAGAATATCCTTCAACGTCTGGATCTGCTCCGTGTTGGACTGCAGGTCGGACAGGCGCACGAAATCATCGATGCTGAGATTCAGAGGCAGCTTGTAAATGTGGCCGTGCGGTGCGAGGAACCATACGCTGCCGTCCTTGATGAGGTGCTTCACCTTCATCCGCTCGGACGCCGCTTCAAGCGCCTTGTCCTCGTCCTCCTGAGTCCAGGCGTCGAAATCGGCGGCGGAGGGCATCACATTCTTGGTCATTTCTTCCTTCTTTCAAACGACTATGAAAAATTCCTTTACTCCACTGGATGAAGAGGAAGAATCCCAGCACATGCGAAGAAAGGAAGAAAGAAACACATGCTGGGAAGAGTTGAATCAGTCAGCCACCGGCTGAGACTCGGAATCATCAGCCTGATGATCGGTGGCGTGAGACCCGGACGAAACAGTCGGAGTCACGAAGGACTCCAAATACTTGCTGCTGCCGGAATCGCAGGCGTCGTCCTGAATCCATTCGATGGTCCAAGCGTCACCGGTGTTCTTGCCGGAAGTCTCCTGACCCTGCTCGTTGCCAGTCAGATTCACGACACCAAGACGACGGCGATGCGTGCCGTTTTTAAGAACGGTTTCCTTGTAGCAGAACCATTTGCCATCCTGAATCACATCGGTCACGTGATACACGCCACTGGAGTCCGGCTTGCCGATGGTCATCTGGCGCGTGATGTCGTTATCCTCGGCCACGGTGAACTGCTCGGTCAGCGACGCCTTGCCGTTGATCGAATAGCCTGGCTGGTGGAATTTGATCGCATCGTCGGCGTCGCGGCTGTCCTGCGGCGCGCCATCCTCGGTGATAAGGCCGACGAAGCCGCCCTTGCTGAAGATCTTGTCCAAGCCGGTCTTCACGTCGGCCACGGTCGGCGCGATGAGATCAGCGGTCAGCTTCTGAGTCGCGTCATAGGGTGCGAAACGGTATGCGCTTGTCACCACGATCTTCGCGGCGCTCAGGTCATTACCTGCTGAATCAGCTGCCATATTTTGTCCTTTCAAACAAAAAAGGCGCTGAAACAAACGTTTCAACGCCTAAAAATTAAGAATTATTGAATTATTGGAATTCTCCAATAGCGGAGAATTCGAGAGTCAGATAGCATCTGGCGATGTTCGCGTCCTCGGCCACGAAATACGGACCATTGCACCCGTCCTCCTCGACTGCCGCGATCGGAGACCCGTCAAGCTGGCAAATCGCGGGGTCTGTGAGCAGGCCGTAGATTTTCGCCGCCAGATCACGACAATCACCTGGAAGAGTGCGACTGCCATAACGCACGGTGATACCAATGCTGCGGTCGAAGAGCACGCGATTGGACTGGCTGCCGCCATCGTCACGCACGACCACGAGAGGATAGGAGCCGTCGTAATCGTCCGGCTCTCGAATGTGCACGAGAATCTTGCCGTAGGATGGCTTCAGCTTGCCACGGAGGTAAGCGCACAGCCATGTTTCGAGGTCTGGTGGTAGCACTGCCGTCATGACTTGCCAGCCTTGAGCGCCTTGCGGAGATTGCCGGTCCGCGACTCCACGAGCAGAGTCTTCGGATCGGTGCCGACCACCATGCATGTGGTACGGTGCGCATGCTTGACCTCCTCGATCTGGAGGCCGTCACGGTATGCGCCGGTGTCCACGGGAGCGTGAGACTTCGCATATTCCAAGGTCTTTTCGGCCGCCCTGCGGGTCATGGCCTTGACGCCAGCCGAATTCATCAGCTCATCGAAATATCGATCGTTGAATTTGACCATCACACCCAAGACCATCACCCCCTGTACTCTTCAAGTGGAATCTCAATCGTCGGCCGCCACGAAGTGAAAGCGTTCTGGTCACGCGACGGATAGCCGGACACCTCCCAACACCTGCCGTCATCCGGCATGGCCCTGATGCGGTCGCCGGGCATGATATCGAGTGACGGGTCGGTCGAGGTGAGGTAAGCCGTGCTCGTGGTCTCCTCACGCAAGGCGTCAGGAGTCCTCATGCTGCTGGAGCTGGAAAGCGAGCCATTGAATTCCAGCACGTTCGGGTGGTCCCAATCCTCACCAGTCAACTCGCCCGAATACCGGTCCATGACCTTCTTCGCGCGCAAACGCCGCCACTTGGTCGCGCCAGACATGTTGAAGGACGTACCACCGCCGAGATAATCCAATGCGGAAGTCACGGCTTCACCCCCCACGTCAAGCGGTAGGGCTGCAGCGTGCGCTTCTCGGACTCGAAAAGCGCCACATTAGGCACACCACCATCGGAGCCGGAGCGATAGGTGACGCTGCTGCCATTCGTGGATTGAGCTGACACCGTGCCGGGAACCTGCATCACACGAGACGCGATGTCCAGCAGAATCATCTGCACTTCCGGCACATCCTCCAAATCCCAACCATCGGTAATGGTCGCTTCCACACTCCCCGGCAGATCGGGAAAGGTGGCGCCATTGACCAGCACAAGGCTCCCGGCCTCGCTGTACCGCGCATCCTGCACGTGTTCCACGCCATCAAGCTTGAGACTCGAAAGCGCGGTCACATGCTTGGATGGCAAGAGCAGCGAATCACCGCCGTGACCATCCACGCGAATCGTACGAGTGACGGAAGGCGCGACATGCCAGCCGCAATACCGGCGAATCGCAGCCTGAGCGGCATGCATCTTGAAACCGGCATCGACTTGGAAAGAGTCGGCGCTTGGAATCAGATCACCAATCACGGCAGTCATGCCGCACCCCCAATCACTTACTTGGCTGCCATCAGGCCAGCGGCCACCAGAGAATCGACAAGAGCATCGAATTCCTGCTTGGTCGGCGCATCGCCTGCGGCCTTGGACACATTCTTCGCCACCGGAAGAGAGGCGGCACCGCCGATAGTGACCGGCTTGCCCTTGGCATCAAGCGCCACAAGCTCCGCCACGTCCTGCGTCTTGTCGATGTTCGCCTCTTTCGGGGTGACGAAGCGCACATACTTCTGCGTCATGATCAGGCCGCCTTACCGAGAGTGACCTTCACAAAGGCCTTCGGATACTTGACTTGCAGGCCGACACGCTCGCTAATGCGGCAGGTCTGCTTGAAGTGCAGGAAATCATCGGCATTCGAGTCGGTCATCTTCACGACCAGACCACCCTTGCGCAAAAGCTCGGCGCTCTTGAAGGCACCGACCAGCGCGGTGCCCTCGGCAATGGCGGCGGTAGCGATTGCGGGGACATTCCACAAAGTGGAACCGTTAGTCAGGTTGAGGTAAGAGCCTTCCGCGTTCTTGGCGATGGTCAGCTTCCAAAAATCGACCGGATTAAGGACGAATGCGTCAGCCTGATAATTGGTTTTCAGCGTGATGTACAGCTTGGCCTTGGACAGACGGTCGGCGTCCGACAGCTCATCCTGGCCCATCGTCTGAATCTCACGATTGAAAAGACCCTTCAGATCATTACCAGTGCCATCACCGGACAGGAGTTGGTTTTCCTCCGCCAGCTTCAGGTCATACTGCGCGTTGTTGTTGATTTCCGACACAATCCAGTTGAGATCGTCCATCATGTTGTCGCTGATGGCGAAGAAGCTGGCGACGGTGCTGATCTTGTCCTGCTTCCACACAGGTTCCTTCCAATGGACCTGCGTGGCTGCTCCGGTTTCGGCGACGGTGGAGGCGTTGCCTTCAAGCTCGCTGAATTCCGGGTATTCGATCAGGTTGCCGCTGACGGCACCGGAAGCGAAGAGGTCGGCCACGACCAGCGGACGCTGATACGGTCGAGCAGGCTGAGTGTCGATCTGCGTCAGATACGGGGCATAGCCTTCGGACGGCGCGCCTTCCACGTGAGTATCATCCGCTGCCTTGTATTCGACCTCGAAGTTGCGTGCGATGGCGGACTTCACGTCAAGGCCAGCATTCTGCATGGACTTGACGTAATAATCACCGATACTTTTGGCGTGGATGGCGTCGGAGCCACCAACATGCTGCACGCCGATCTTGGCGTTGAGCTGGCCGATCTGCGCGAGCAGATCATCGGACTGCTTCATGCCGTCCAACTGACGGTCGATGCCCTCGACTTCAGCCAGCGCGCTCTTCACAAATGCGATGGTGTCGCCATCAGCCTTGCCAGCGGCCAGCAGACCCTGCTTTTCTTCGAGCTGCTTGACAAGCGCGGCTCGCTTTTCCTTGAGAGATGCCATTGCGGTCACTCCCCTTTCCGCCCAATTTGGGCAATCTTTATTGCGAGTTGCAACGCTTCCGCTTCGGAAAAACCGTCCGGCTCCTCGGACTTGGCCCCATCGGGCTCCTCGTTCTTGGCTGCACCGGCATCCGATGCCTTCGCATCGTCACTCTGGTCATTGTCATTGTTGTTGTCGGACTGAGTGGTGTTCTCAGCCACGAAATCCTTGAGTTTCTTCGCCTGACCTGTCAGGTCATCGGCGATCTGCGAGAGAATGTCAAGATTCTTCTGTGAGAGGGTGCGTCCGGTCTTCAACCGGCGCAGCGCGTCCTTCACGTCCACGATGCCGGTATCCTGATTCGCGCCGACAGGCACGAAGGACGCCTCATAGACCTTCAATTCGCGCAGTTCATTTGCCTTGGTGCCGTCGTCAAGCTCGACCTCGCCCTCGTCCATCACGTCGAACGCGAAGGACAATTGACTGAGACGCTTTTCCTTGATCAGGTGGTAGACCTGCGCAGCCTTCGGCGAGTCCATGTCGAAATGGCCCTTAATCCACCAGCCGTGATCGTCCTCGCCCATCGAATCGACGCCGCCAATGTTATAATCGGGGTCATCCATACGATGCCCATACAGGACCGGCAGCGTGTTACCGCTGTCCTGCCATTCCTTGATGGTCTTGTCGAATGCGCCCTTTGCCACCACGTCACCGTAGCAGTCTGGTTCGCGGGTGAAAGTGGAAGGGTAGGCGATGAATTCGCCATCCTTGAGTGCCGAGTCCTCGCCATCGGCCTTGAATCGGCAATCGAAATCCTTAAAGTGCATCATGCACCTCCTTGAAATGCGTGCGCATGTCCTCCGTCTCCTGCAATGCCCTCACACCGGCATCGAACTGCCCCAGCCCGGCTTTGATGGTCAGGTCAGCCTGCAGTTCGTTCTGCCATTTGAGCCATTTGATGTCATCGACTCCCATACCGGCACCAAACCGTGATCTGACGCTCTTTTCCAATCGGTCACGCCACATGCCGACGATGGCCGCTGTTTTCTCGTCATCATCCGATTCGATGGCCGACCCATCGGCTGGACGGGACGGGTCACCGCCATCCTGCGGGCTTGACTGGCCGCCCTTGGTGACATTGAGCGGCACCACCAGTTCGTCACCGCCCTCGACACGCGGCAGATTCTGACTGGCTCGCGCCTCGTTCGGCGTAATCCACGGAGCTCCAACCGAAGTGCTCATCACACTGGCCTGCTCCTCGAAATCACCGGAAAGCTTGCTGCGGATGTCGAATTCGATGTAATTCGCGTCCGGCGCACCGACCTTCGGCGCAAGGAAAGTGTTTATCCTGTCCTCGATCATGCGCATGGTCGGCCCCAGCGTCTCGGAATACAGCATCTTGCGGAATTCCTTGGTATTCGAAAAATTCGCGTTGTCCAGGATGCCGACCATGACAGGTGAGACGTGGTAGACGCTTGCGACGGTGGACAGCGACAGCTTCGTGACCTCGCTGAATTCCTCCTCACGAGCATTGAAACCCAAACGCTTCAATTCCATGCCATCCTCAAGCAGTGGCGTGGCACCAGCCTGCGCACCCTTGTCGGTGAATTCCTTCCACCCGCGCATGAAACGCTCGCGATCGGCATCATTCCATTCCGGCGCATCCTTCGGACGCACCAGCACACTGCCGATACGGCCGCCACGCTTCCACACTTGAGTGCGATACGACCATGCCTGAATCTGCTCGTTGATGATGTCCTTCAAGGCACGCACCGGAGTCACGCCCTGCGTCGGGTCATCGGGGTTCCATCCGTGGAACACGAGCATGTCATCGGACGGAACGTCATAATATGACGTGCCCAAATTAGGATAAACGCGATAATATGCGGGCTGGAACACACTGCCATCACGCTTCGCCTGCACCCAGCATGGCGGAATCGGCTGAATCTGCCAACTGCCGAACTTGTCCTCATCCCGATCGGGGTTCTGCACGACCACCCAGTAAGCGTTGTCGTAAAGCGCCAAGTCGGCCACAAGCTGCCTAAGCAATTCATAGCCGGTCATCGTGCCGTTCGGCTGCTTCAGCAGATTTATCAGCACATCATCGGTCACACGCTGCCTGTCCGTGTCGCTGACACGCTCGAATTCCTTCAATCCGACCTGAGCGACATTCCGCGCCAGAAAAGTGATCACAGTACGCAAATGCGGCTGCGTCTTGAAAAGCTCGGCCTCAGTCTGGCCCTGAATCATGGCCATCTGGTCGGACAAATCAAAGGAAATGCTGTAGCGCGGCTGGAAAACGTTCCTCAAGGCGCTCCAAAGGCCCATAAGGCACCTCCAATCGCTTCAAAAAAGTCAAAGAATCATCAATCCATGCCCCGAATAGGCGGAAGCCTTCACCGGCTCAGCATCCACAGCCTGCATGGTCTCCAAGGCGTACAATGCTTCCGATTCGGCGATAAGGCCGCTGATCTGCAAAGCACTCTTAGCGCGATCCCACACCTCGACCTCACCGAGACGCCTTGTCACGGCCACGCTCACCTGCTGTTCGATGGCGGGCTGCGGCAGGTGCCGGAGCTTGCCTTCGCGCACGCGGTCGAGGAAGCGGCCACAGCACGCGCCAAGGCGGAAACCCTCGATGAGGTGGACGTTCCAGCCTTTTTCGGTCAAGGGGTCGATGAAATCGACGGCCGGACAGCCCTTCGACTGCACGGCGATCTCGCAAATCGACGGCCAGCTCTCACGCAATAGGTCAAGAAAGTGCGGCACCCACAGCATGCCGTCACGACGCGCGATAAGCTCCACATGAGGCAGGCCATCGGCGCGTAGGCCAGCGGCGGCCACATACGTGGTCTGCCGGTCGGCCGAGGTGTCCACCGCCAGGACCACGCGGTTCTCGGCGGGTATGCAGGAAGCGCCATCGGTGCCATGCGCCCACAATTTCGGGTTGATGTAGGGCACGATGTCGGCGGTCACCCACTGGCACAAGACCTCGGTGCGGAAAGCAGCCTCGGTCATGCCATCGATATCGCTTCTGACACTGGCCACGGTCATAGGGCCATAGCCGAGCGACGGGTTAGCCTGGCGAATAGCGTCGGCATCATCCACCGGACACTTGTCAGGCGCAGACCACTCGAAATAGCCGAACGATCCATCCTGCTCGCCGGACAGGAACACGTCGGCCGGATTGCCACCGTCGGCGCTCAGGCGCGTCCACTCGTCAACAAGCTTGCGGCCCTTGTCCACCTGCTTGCGAAGCGCGACGCTGCGATAATCGCCCGCGTTCGAAATGCCCCACAACTGGCTCGACCAGACTGCCTTCGTGGTCTGGCTGACGGCATTCCAGCCATCATCAGTATGCTGCTCACGCAACTCATCGAACACCACACGCGCAGCCGACTTCGCTCGAATGTTCTTGTCGGCGCGGACGATATAGCGGGCCTTCGAGCGGGTGATGATCGCCTCCTCGCCGTTAGTGTTGACGAATTTCTGCGTCATCGCGGCGAGATCCGGAATGACCAGATCCGCTTCCTCATCAGTAGAAGGCTGAGGATTGCACCACTCCTTGACCTGATTGTACGGGCCCTTGGCGTTGTCCAATGTCTGCGCCGCACCGACCACCAGAAACTTCACCGGCGGCACCCTGTCCGGATGCTTGTTGGAATCGACGAACAGCCACCATGCGGCCAAAACGCCCATAAGCGTCGTCTTGCCATTCTGACGGGCCACAAGCACAATCACCTTACGAAAGCGATAGCTGCCATCCTCCAGCAGTTCGAGCGCATGCACTAAAAGCCACTGCTGCCACGGATAGAGATGCACGTGCAGCATGATCTCCGCGAACGCGATCACCGCGAAACCATTGCTCGTCTCCCTCGTCAACGGACGCAACGGCGGCGTAAAGATACGCGGCAACGTAACACCATGCAGGTCATCATCGATGGCGCCGAAAACACTCAAATCTTCCGACACCATCGAACGCCTCCTAGCCGAAACGCTTCATGAAATCTTCCATCTGCACAACCTTGTCGCTCTTACGCGCCTCCGGCTTAGATTCAACCTTCGGCTTCGCAGGACGACCAACCTTAGCCGGAGCATCCACCGTCAAACCAAGCGACTGACAATATTTGAGGAACGTCGGCAGCGAAACGTTGTCGAGCTTGCCGTTCTCATCGACAAAACCGGAGAACGTCAGATAATCGATACGCTCAGCCAACACGCGAGCCGCAGCGACAACAGCAGAATTCACAGCCTTGAGGTCAGCGTTCTTCAACGAACGCTCCAACGCCTCCGCCACATTCCGACTCGGAAACTTCGCACTCATCGAAAACACCCCCTAATCTGCCATCGCGCGCGACCCGCCAACAATTTCATTCGTCGGGGAGAGGAAGAGCAACCACGCGGGACGTCTTGCACCATCGCGTTGGTTTTACGATTTCACCGCCCCTACCCCGTTTGGGTCGGTTTCGAATGCTGTTTGGAATGCGTTGATTGCGTTTTTGAAGCGTTTGATGAGTTCGTTTGTGCTTGGTGGCATCAGCTTGGCGATGGCACGCTCGGAGTCGATGACCTCGTAGCGGTATGTTCTGTTGACGTGCACTGGAATGTTGACCGTGAAGCTGCTGATTGGGAATGTCTTGTCGTTAATTTCTGCGGTGAGCGTTAGGTTGACTGGCTGTTGCATTGCTGTCTCCTTGCTCATGCTGTCTTAATCCATTGCCTGCTTAGTGTTCCGATTGGCGCTGGCGGATCTTGGTTGCCTCTCAAGCGGTTGCAGCTGGTGTGGCTCGGTTTGAAGCCTGCTGGGTCGAATTGGAGTTCGGGATGCTTGCTGACTGGGAACATGTGGTCGAGGTTGAAGCTGTCATCGGTGGTGTTCTTCACCGCTGAATAGTCGATTGGCATTCCGCATAGCCAGCAGACTGCATGGCTTGCCTTGCATTGGTTGAAGAATACGGCCTTGTCTTTTTCGAATTGGCGGCTTGTCTTGCGGACTTTTCCTGGCATGCGATCACCGCCTTTGGTGCTTCGGGCTGGAGTCGAACCAGCGCTTGTGTGGGATGCACTGTCTTTTTATCATCACGGGCATTCGATTTAAAGAAGGAGGAAGCCATGGCCGGTTTGGTGTCCGTCCTAGGTATCTGTGCTATCCCTTGTGCTCTGCCACTGAGCTACCGAAGCTGATATGATAATGGCCCAGCTATATTCCGGCTGGGCCATTCATTCTACGAACATACGACAGTATAGCATTTCAACGGTGACAGTCAAGTAGTGCGGCCAACTCTCCTAAATTGAACACGTACTGCCGCTTGTGTTCTGTCGGCGTGGCGTGCAATTTGCCGCGCCTGAGCCATTGGCTGACGAGGTTGCGGCTGATGGTCAGGCCGTAGCGTTTCAGTTCCTTGGCTGCGTCGCTTGGCGTGCCGGTGATTTGCACTTGCCACAGTCGTTGGTCTCGTGCTGCTTTGATGGCTGGTGCCGCCCATTCGGAGCGGCAGTGTTGGCATGTGACCGATTCGGCGTCTGGCGTGCCGGTGAGCTGGTGGCGGCAGGTGGGGCAGGTGCCGAGGATTATGAGCTCGTCTTCCGGAGTCAATGCTGCCTCGTTGCGTCGGCTGATGTGTTCCAGGGCTGCGTAATCATCTGCCGCAGTGGGCATGTCCAATATGGTGTGTCGGTTGCTTAATATGGCGAGCCATGCTTTGCGCCAGCCGTATCCTGCGTATGCGGATCTGATTTTGCCTGCTTGTTCTGCGAGCCACGCTTCGGAATCGGTGATGAGGGCTTGCGCGTGCGTGTCGATTGGCATTGGCGCGCTGCCTCGGCTTGGCGCGTGGCCCGTGGCTCCGATGTGCGCTTGCTTGAGCATGATGGAGCTTAATGCTGGCAGTTGGACGTGTCCGAGCTGTCTGATGAGCGCCCAGTAGTTTTCGCGGCAGCTGGCGCAGAGTAGATTCGCTGCGATCGGCTTCATTGGCTTCTGGCAGTGCTGGCAGTTGGTCAAAGTCTGGTCTCCTTGTCGTGCTGGTGGATGAGTGCGGCGACTTCCGCTTTCGGCACCTGCGGCACGAGCGGCGCGATCTCGTCAAGCGCGTAACCGGCCTGATGCCACTTGATGATCATGTCTTCGAGGACTTTCTTGATTCTCATCGTGTTGTCTCCTTGTATGGGTTTTCTGTGGTGTGTGGCGGGAAGTCGCATTCCTGGTCTTTCCAACCGGCCGCGTAGCCTTCTCGCCATGCCTTGGCCATGCGTCGGTGGTATTCGGCGTCTGTGAGATGGTAGATGAGTTTGGGTTCTATCATTGTGTGTTCTGCTCCTTGTTGAGTCGTTCAGCGAGCCTGCATGCTTGTTGGTCTGGCGTGGCGGTTTCCTTGTCGCGTCCGAGCGCTTGGAGCACGTGTTCGCACTGCCACGTGTGCTTGTGTGGTTTCGAGGGTGGTATGCCGCTCATGTTGGCTCTGCGTTGGCACCAGCCTTTCCATTGGCGGCACCAGTCGTTGACGGTGCGTGTCTCGCCGTAGTGGCGAGCGGCGAAGGCATTCCACGCGTCCGACAGGTCGAGATTCGGGTAATCGCGGATTATGGCGGCATTGGCGTGGGCTTTCTCCCTGACCAGCTCGAAGTCGTTCAGCCCGATTTCTTTGGATGAAGAAGAAGAATATTCTTCTTCATCTTTCTTTTGGGTTCTGGTGTTCTGGTGTTCTGGTGTTTGTCCCGATTCTGTTTCGATTCTGCCGGCAGTCTGCGCACTTTCTGCCGGCAGACTGCCAGCAGAATACCGGTCATGCTCACGCTTGCGCTTGGCCATCACCTGCTGACGGCTCCGATTATGCTCAAGGTAATCGTGGATGACATAGCCGCCATCCACGGCCTCGATCAATCCGACCTGCTGCAAAGCGTCAAGCTCCTGTGTGGTGATGTCGAGCACGAATTCCGCCGTATCATCGTCCACATAACCGTCCGTGAGGTTGTCGCCGCAGTAGGAAAGCATGATGACGAAGGCGCTGATGGCCGATGGCATGGTACGGCGTAAACGGCGTACCTTCCGGTTGAGATAGAAGCCATTGGCCAATTGCACGTATCCGCGCCTTGCCATCAATCCTCCCCTCTTGTGATTCCGTTGTATGCCATCCAGATGGCCTCCTGCCGTGGCGTGGTGCAGGGCAGGTCGGTGTAGTTGGTGTTCGCCCAGCCGCTTCCCACGTGTGGTTTCGCCATCGCGTCCAGGGCTTCGGCGATCTCCACCAAGTCCGGTGGCGGGTCGAGCGTCACCATGCCAAGCCATCCATGACCGCCTGCTGAGCGGACACCATGCGGTATCCGCAGTACGGGCAGGTGACGTAATATGCGCCGACGGTCTCGCCGCAGTGGGCGCACTCCACGTATCTGATCGTCTTGCTCATTCGCTTACCGCCTTCCGTGCGATTTCGAGCATTTCCTTGGCATGTCTGATATATTCCTCCTGGAAGCCGGGAATCTCACCGGCATAATCCCATGCGTCATCCTCGTCTTTCGCCGCATAGCTATCGATGCCATCCCATTCGTAGCTGTTCCAGCAGAGCCGTTTCGCCACGGCCTCGATTTCAGCATTCGTGGGCAGCGCTTCACGTCCATCGCAGTAGGCTTCGTAGACCGCGTCGCCTACGGTGTAGGCTCCTTCGATGATCTGGCAGCAGTCGTAATCTCGTGAATTTTCGTAGGCTTGCGCCTCATCCAGCATGATGCTCAATTCGTCCTCTTTCCGTTTGCTTTGACCATGGCCCACAGGATTTCGCTTGCCGGACGCCTCCTGTATGACAGGTCGTTGTAGGACTGCACATAGTCGAGAATCAGTTTCGAGCCGGTCGAATCCGGTGTCAGAATCGCGTTCACACGCGGCGGCACCATCTTCCGCCACACAATCTCGTCGCACAATTCCTTCGTGCAGACGAGGAAGTTTGAATCACCGTAGAAGGTCAGGCCGTTGCCGCTCGTGAAGTCAGCCATGCATGACTTGACCTCGTAGAACTCGAAGACGCCTTTTTCAACGCTTGCGGGCACCGGTTCGCCGTTGATGTTCCATGGTTTGAAGCCCACATAGTCCACGCGCCGCTCGTCAGGCGTGTTCCGGTCGAAATTGACCTCACTCGCCCAAAAAGCGGTCTGATTCTTCAACCTCTTCTCGACCAGCTTGGACAGCATGGCGGTGGTCTCAGCCCTGCTCATTTCTTCCTCCTGAAGTACTTGTATTCATCGTGGTGAAACAGGAACAGGTGAAGTCTCCACACCTTGACTGCCAACAATCCCTTGAGCGTGATCGCATACCCGCCATGGACACGCTTCATGAGCTTCCTATCGGCCAATGATTCAAGCACTCGGGGAACCTCTTGGTTCCCCCCTTGCTGGCTCCAGATGCGGCTCATTCCCTCAGCGATATACAGGCAACACATGTCCTTGTCGTATTGGCTAATCATCATTAGCCTCCATCTCAAGGATGTAGACGTTCGTCGCGGTAACGGCGTTATTCCGCAATTCCGTTGGTGGCATGGTATCCACCCGCAGAATCTTCCAACCCTCGTTCAGCAACTCTTCAAACACACCCATATTCATCAAGGTGCGTTTACCGCCGTAATCACTCCAAAAAAGTGGACAAACCTTGTACCGTTTACTCATTTCGTGTTCTCCTTCATGAAGACAATCCAGTGTGTTCCCGTGCGGTTCGGCTGTTTGTTGCCGAAGAGTGGCTTGTGCGCTGTGAGCTTGAGAATCTGCGATACGGGTATCTG